CCCCGTAATTAGCGATCTGGTTCGCAAGAATTTTTGACATACTTCTAGTCCTGAAGACAATTATACTAAGCTAGAAGTATTTATTAAACATAAAAAAAGGAGGTCTTAAACCTCCTTTTCTAATTAGGTGAAAGTGATAATGTCATCACCGTTTGTATTAATGCTGATGTCCCCAAAATCAAGATCTGCCATATAGTCAGTATCTACATTGAACTGACCAGCAGTACCAAAGTCAACAACATTATCAAGACGATCCATGTCACCACCAGGACGATCATTAAACTCAACATTAAATGTTGATGGATTAACTTTTTTATTCAAGTCACCAACTGCTTGATAACTAGCAAACAAATCAGAAATCCACTGATCTTCACCCTCTGCAAGAGCGTTAATCAATGCTTGACGTAGTGCTTCTTCAGCAGCTTTAACTTGTGATTTTACGCTCATAGTAACCTCTATGTAAATTTACGATATGCACCCACTTCAGGGTCGGGGTCTAACCACTTGGTGTATTCAAAGTCCTCCAATGCATAGTCCAGTTGAACTGAATTATCTAGGAGGTACATATCAGAATAACGCTTAGTCCAGTCATTGTATTTCTGGATGCGATAATCTGGCATTCCGTTGATCTCTAACGTACCGCACTTAACGTAACGGTATGGATAGCGTTCAAGGATGACTTCAGGTTTGGTCATTGAGCATCATCGTGATTGTTATAAGTATTATACCACTCATCATCACTCATGTGCTCGGTCAAGGGTTCCAGTTCTTTAGCTGGCACAGCAACAACTGCTTGACCATCAGGTTTCCTAATAATAAACTGTTCACCTGCTTCGATTCTATCCATATAAGAATCAAAGTCCTTTTCAAAATCAGCAACACTCACTTCTTTCATAACTGACAACAAATTTTCTCTTTTTGCATATGTTTAATTGACTCTTGACATCCACCTAAATGAATATCATTAAGAGTCAGTTGTGGAAAAGTAGATCCCTCTCCAAACTTATCATAAAATTCTTCCCTTGTAAAATCACGATCCAATTCATATGTTACGTGTCGAACTTCTTCCAACTCCATAACTTTTTTAATTTTTTCGCAATAAGGACAACCAGATCTTGAATAGATTACAATCATGCTTTTAAATTTTTAAAGTCGTCTTCAAAAATTGCCAGACCTGCGTCCGTCAACACATGATTATACATCTTATCAAATACTTTAGTAGGTAGAGTAGCTACACTCGCTCCATAAGAGAAGCATCTAGAAACGTGATGAACATCACGCAAAGATGCTGCTAGAATTTTAGTTTGACACCCCTGAGCACAATATAGACCAGAGATAGCACGTACAAGTTCAACACCACTGAATGAATTATCATTAAGACGACCCACAAATGGTGAAATATATGTGGCACCAGATAATGCTGCCAATGCTGCTTGTGCTACTGAAAAACAAAGTGTAACATTTGTTTTTACACCGTCAGCAGAAAGAAACTTACATGCAATCAAACCTTCTCTAGTAAGAGGCAGTTTGATTGTAACTTCATCACCAATTGAAATGTATTGCTGAGCATTCTCAATCATTTCATCAGCAGTATCTCCATTAACTTCTGCTGAAATACTCTCAAAAGAAAACTCTCTTGAAAGAGTAGTAATAAAATCAAGATAAGAAACACCAGACCTACGAACAAGTGTTGGGTTGGTAGTGATACCAGCAATTAAACCAGTTTCATAACGATCTTTAATCTCTTGATAATCAGCAGTGTCTAGAAAAATTTGCATAATAAATTAATTGGTAAATTATATAGTGACCGTAGGAAGAAGTTCTTTGTAGAGAAACTTCTCTTCCAAATTATAGTACAGCTTATAGTTTTCTGTCAACACGTAGTAACCCTTTATGTCACTACCATCACAATGATAACCATACCCTTTGAGAGGTTCATTAACTCCATCAATTCTGAAGCATTTACTACCATGTTCTAGGTAGTTATGAAATTTCTCGTCTAGGTTGATCATCGTTCCTCGTAGGTTAATTTTCGGACTTTGCGTTTGCGTCTGTCCTCTTGGTATTTTAGGTCACTTTCTGTCAGGATACCATGATTTTTAATAATATCTTTAGATTTTGTTAGAACTACCTGATCTAGATCAATTGCTCCAACGTGATCATCCACAATCCTCATCTGATTAGGACAACCACAGAACTGAACCTTGCTAGTGCTTGCCAGTTCTGTGTTGCATAGTTTACATCTTGCTATTAACATTGTTCTTTTCTATATAAGTGTCGGTAAGAGGACTTGAACCTCCACGTCTATGACAACAGTACCTAAAACTGCCGCGTCTACCAATTCCGCCATACCGACAAGGCGACTCGCGAAGGACTCGAACCTTCGACCGACTGCTTAGAAGGCAGTTGCTCTATCCATCTGAGCTAGCGAGTCAGTGCTGCCTTTTAACTTTGCCAATGGTAATGATAAAAGTTACCTTTAGAATCACACATTGGATCTTCAGATACTACTCGATATGGTAGCATAGATTGTCCTTTAAAATCTGTCCTGTCACCAATAATACTATAAGCTTCAAGCATTTTATCTTTATTCTTTAGTTTACTAATAACATGTTGCTTTGCTGCTGGACGACGGTAAAAGAAACCTTCATATTGACCAGGTGCATACACTACATCAGCAACAGAGTTAGGGTAATATGGAGAGTTAACCCTGTTTAGGATGGATACAGCAACGCAATACTCATCCATTGTATTAGGTGCTGCCTCGACCTGTACTGCTCGTGCAAGGTGGTCGTAGTCAGCAGGCGTCAACGCCAGAATCGTTTCCAAAATCAAAATAGTCCTTCCTGTAGTAACGTCCGAGGATATTAGAATTATAGTAGGCAGGGGTGCCATCTGTCAAGGCTTCTGTCAGAACTCCTCGTGTGAAGAGTTGTTTAGTTTCCTCATAATTGACTCTACCTGCGGTTGTGTGGAGTGAGAGGATTTCTCTTGCGAAATTCTCTTTGCCCAACTCTCTAATGTCTCGTTTAAGGTCTTCAGAGCTTCCGTAATATCCTCTCCAGTTTGATTCACTGGTAACTCTACGTTTTCCGCCCTTAGGTTTTCTCTTCTGCCAAAAATATTTTCTCCCAATGTACTGTCGTTCGTTGGTGAGATTGGTAATTTTATAAACAAAACCGTAGTTGTCCCCAATAAGGCTCCCATCAAAAGGGGACTCCAAATATCTCCAAGGGTTTGGGTAACTTTCTTCCACACTTTCATAATGTCATCTCCAGTATTTATGGTTCGTCAAATAATACTTCATTGATATATTGGTCTGCCCAACGAGTACCAAAATAAGCTTCTAAAATCTTCCTAGTTTTATCATTCTTTCTCTGATTAGTACAGTAATCTGACTGTGCTACCCATCTCTGTTCTGCTCCACGACTATCCATAGTAGCTTTCCAAACAGCACCAACATATACATCTAGATATTCGTTAACTACATTACAAAATACATCAATATCTTCTTCATCATCTAATCTTGCAAACTTACAGTATGGTGAGAAAATATTACCCCATGCAGGGATCTCTCTATTATGTTTAAAACTATAGTATCTACTAATATCTTCAATATCTTCATAGATTGGATGACATAAATCATCCACAGGTGAGATATCAGTGATAGCAGCAGTAACAATCTTCTTATTAGCTACGATATCAGCACCAAAAATAGGCAAATTAAACTCAGGATCTGGATACCAGATACAGTGAAGGATATCTAATGGTCCTAGACTAGCAATTTCCATATGTACCTTACGTAATCCAGTACACATGTGCATTTCATTTTCAATGGTTAGTTTACCATCGTCTGTGTCTTTGTAAACCTCTCTGAATTTATCATCAACATCCATTTCCTCTATGTTTGGTAGAGTTTCTTGATGTTTGCGAATAATATCAGCTAGGTCATTAACTATGTGTCGCATAACTGAAAAAGAATTCTTTAATTAAAGTTTGAGACTCTTCTTTGCCAAATCTATTTGCCAAATATCCTGAAATAGGATCAAGTCGAATCATATACTTATCAAAATCTATGTACTCTGATGTATCATTACCAATTGGTTTGTTCTCACCTAACATATTTTTATAAAACCTTAAATATTTTTCAAATAAAGGTAAGTGTTCATCTACCTCATCAGGTTTACAATATCTAACAACTAAATTGTCAGAAAAATGATTACCTGCTTCAAAAAATCTATATGTACCCTCTACTTTAGGTAGATCTGGTGTATAAAACAAGTATTTTTCTACAGGGTGTTGAAAATCAAACACAATAACAACTCTTTTGTCACTCATTCCCATGAGATCCATACCAAAGCAGGGTAAATTTGATCCTGTCTTAGGGTATATTATATTGTTGTGAATACTACAGGATTTATCATCCCAAATTTCAACTTGTCTGGACTTAATAATATGATCACCCGTATACAAATCAGCAGTCAGGTTTACACCCTTATCATTAGTCCATTCAGCATGTCTCTCAACGAATTCCATGTCAGGAAATACATTTGAGACAACGGTTTTATAATTTTTCCAAAGATCCATCAGTCATTCCCACGGGTCTGGTATTTCTTGATACTTTCTTCCCACTCTTTCATGCTGCTTTGGCAATCTGGTGGTTCTGGATCCTTGATTCCCTTCATTTTTTTCCAATCGTTGTACATAGCTTGCATCATCCAACTTTGTGCTAGAGATTTCGGACCATTTTCCAACAGGTTTTGTTTGTATTTCCCGTGAATTTTCATTCCTCGGTACTCTTCCCTCCAACCATGAGAAAAATCTTCGGTCATAACTGGAAACCAGCGAACGTATCTTTCTTAACATCTTGTTTAATGCTCCCTATCATATACGACTCCACCTCTGTCTCCTGTGGTGCTACTTGTAGTCCTTTAGAAGACAACCAATGTTCAGTCCAAGGAAGTGGATTGTTTGTAATAGGAGTGTCGAAGATTGCTTTCAGTCCAATAGATCTTAGACGACGATTAGCAGTCCATTCAACATACTTGGATAGCAATTTATCATTGAGACCAATGATAGATCCATCTTTGAACAGATACTCTGCCCATAGTTTTTCTTCTTCAACACACTCTCGGAACATCTGATAGACATTCTCTTCCTCTTCCTTTGCAATCTGAACCATCTCAGGATCATCACCTTCCTGCCATTTCTTAATAATATTTTGAGAAACGGTCATGTGTTGTGACTCGTCTCTCGCAATAAGACCAATGATTTTAGCCGATCCTTCAAGGAGTTTAAGTTCACCAAAAGCGAAGGAACAAGCGAAGGATACGTAGAATCTGATTCCTTCAAGTATGTAGACATTTGCAACTGCTCTGTAAAGTTTTCTTTTAACATCATTAAGTGTCCATTCAGCATTAATATGATCTCTCCAACCATCTCTCCAATGATTACTTGTATCATACTCATGTGCTGCATTAATAAAATCATCGTATGCTCTGGTCACTGACTGAGCACGAGCAAGAATCTTATCATCCTCTAGAATCTTGTCAAAGACCTCTGAAGGATCAGCATATACATTCTTAATGATATGTGTGTAAGACCTACTATGAATCATCTCCATGGTCTGCCAGATATTCATACATGCTTCCAACTCAGGTAGAGAACAGTATGGTGCGAATGCCATACCAGGTGCTCTACCTTGTACAGAATCTAAAAGAATCTGATACTTAAGGTTGCTGGTAAAGATATGTTTCTGTGCTGCATTTAATGTCTGATAATCTGCTCTGTCTTTCTGTAGTGAAACTTCTTCTGGTCGCCAAAAGTATCCAAGTTGCTGCTGAGTAAGCTTGTCAAACACAGGATACTTAAACTTATCATATCTTTGAACTCCAAGAGGAGGTCCAAAGAACATTTTTTGTCTGGTGCTGTCAA